TGAGTACTTACCCACGTGGTCTTCTTCTGCCATGCTCCACTTTTGTCTTTCCAACTTTTTTCTGTTGCAATGGAAAACTTTGCAATCACCGACCCGTTTGAGTGATACGTCACTTCCGGATCTTTGCCTACCAATCCGATAAGCGTCACGTTGTTTTTTGATATAGCCATAATAAATTAACTTATAGGTTTATTTTACCGGTCTGTTGAATACCCTGGCCCAGAAGCCACGATGACTTAGTTTGCGTAATGATTCTTCGAGTTCCTCGTTCTTCAGCCTT